GTCTTAGTCGTGGCTGTGGAGACTGTTGCACCTTTTCTGGATGCAACCACAGCTACATGCTTTGTAATCCTTCGTACAACCTTGCGTCGCTGTTGGAAAATGACCTTTTTCTTAGTCACCTTCTTCCAACTCAGCATACAATTAGGTTTGTCTACAGGAGAGTAAGGTCCGCTCGGGATTAAACCCAAGTTTTCCTGCATCTCAAGCAGGCTACTGACAGCCATGTTGCCGGCAAATATACTACATGCCGACTTCGGGTCTATCAGCCAACTGTACTCGTCGACAAGTGTATCGTCGTCGAGACCTTGAAGCGCAAGCCAATAATACGGCTCCGTGGTTTTAACCACGCGCTTTTGAGGGGTTTCAGTCAAGAAATCAAACTGAAACCATCTTGATCCGTTCTTCATCTGGATCACAGTTGGACTAAAGGGTAACAGGTTGTAGTCTAATGGTATGCTTCGCGGTGAGGAGACCTTCAGACCCGAGTAATCTGGGAATGAGGGCGGGACACGTAAAATCTTGTCCGTAGTCATCGCGAGCTCTGATAGTATCCAAGTTAGGGTCTCTCTGATTTCGAGAGGGTCCCAGCGGGCTATCAGACCATTATAGACCTTGTAGAGGAGAGCCTCATAGCGAACTCGTGAGAGCTGCTGTGACTCGCCTTTGAAGTAGAAGGGTCTTACATCTTGTCCGCGGTAGAAATCTGAACCGCACGACTCCCGGAAGGGGTAGCTCACAAAGGTTTTATCGTGGTTAAGCGCAAAGTGAAATTGTGGAAAACATCCCACAACGTAACGATGCAACCTCGAGGGGTAGATTAAATCATCCCCATAGACCGAGTAAGTTCCCTTTATCCCAGTAAGTTCACCTATAGCTTTAATAATGCTATAGAAGACAAGAGTCTCAATTGGAAAGGTAGCACCATTGCCCATTGGTAAAACTGAAGCGGTAGAAAATTCCTCATCGCCGACACGAAGTCTGCGGACGAAGGTCTTCTTAACTGCCTTATACCATGGACGTGGCAAAACGCGATTCAAGAGCTCTGATGTAATACTATCAGAAGCACAAGAAAGATCGGCAGTCGCATGTTTGCAACTGACAGAGAAATCCCTTACGAGATCTCTATGTTTGGCTTGTAGCTTGCCAATATCCAATCCTGCGTCGCTCAACCGGCTCGTCACCACGCGACCAACACCATAGGAGAAAAATAGCCCTATTAGCGTCAGTGGGGTTATCAACCGATATGTTTTCCAAGTTTTTGGTACTTCGACTAAGTTGAGATGTTTGAGATTCAGCTGCCCATGGAGAGAATCGATGTCATGATTCTTGAGGATCCTTTGCAGGATCGCATCACCAGGTAGTACCTGGTCCATAAAGTATGCCGTCGTCTCGCACGTTCCCGTGAATGCCCGCTTCATTGACAGTTTATTATCAATGTATGCGTGGTCCAGCGGACATCCGATCGAAGACTTCTTACCAAACTTCACGTAATTAACAACTTCATCCCCTGGATAGGGGCCCAGTATTCTCCGCGCGATTAACCGCGCACGTTTTAGTACCTCAAAACCAGACTGCTTTAATGGTAGAGGTCTATGAACGCGAGCTTGAACGTCTAGAAACCCGTTAAGGCTCCTTTCGGACAGCTCTTGATCACTGAAAGCGTCAGTCGCAAAGCGGTACTTCTTCAGAAGTGCTTCCATCTGCTTGACTCTTTTAAACCGACCGACCGACACGTAGCCTAACTCCCGCTCTGGAACAGAGCGGAAGGAGCTTATGTCAGTTAGAAGGGCATTATGAGCACTAGCCATGAAAGCAGATCCCTCAGATTTTGTGAAATCTCGGAGGAGGTTGCTGTAAAGCTTAGCAGCAACAAAATCGCTATTAATACAGCGACTTTTCCAACCTGTACTACAAAGTCCAATGCTAGACATGGATATCTCCAATGTTGACTTTTGGATAGGGTGGGCGAGGAATGCTCGGGTTTGTTGGCCGAGTCAAGGGACAACCGCGTATCAGGTGTTTCACTGACATAGGGGGTCACCAGTCCACATTCCTCATTTATTTCCACCTCATCTGAGAACCTCCGGCGAGCACGATAACAAATAAAATCATGCTCAGGATCACTCATGCGAGCGACCCGTTGTTACGGAAGTCAGCGAGATCGGCATCCGTGAAGAACTGAGCGCCTAACATGTGCAAATTTGTTAGGGCAGCACCAGTCGTTTTTGGATGAGATTCAATCTCAATACGTACGAGATCGAAACTGATGGATCCATCTTCCAGCTCAGCTGGAACTACGATGGTCCCCCATCTCTTGGCCTTTGAGTACGAACCGTCAGGTTGTCTCACAGGGTTGCGCGTTTTCAACGTCATGTTCGTGCGGAGGGTAAAGTCTTCCTCCGACATGTCGGCAACGTGAACGCCATTCTTAACTTCAACACCATCGCTTGATAAAGCCATGGCTGCACCACCAGTGGTTGTCCCACCAGTAGAGTTCTTCATTAGACTCAATGCTGAAATAGACATTGTAATCTCCATCGTTGTGAACTTCGAGCCTGAATTGCGATTGATCTAATCCTTGCTGTCAAGCATTAGGATGTTTCTGATCGTCTTACGTACAGGTTTAAAAGTCCAGGCGATAAGGACTGCATCTATAACCTTCCATAGGTCTAGTGTGCGGCCCCAAGTGAAATGTGGCTTGTAAGACAAATCCATGTCGACGACCCGGTCGTAAGTGTTGGTGACATATCTGTCGCCATGCACTGGTGATCGAGCTTTCTCCCATGGACTTTTCCCGGTTACACAAACCTCAACAAGCGGTGTGCTAACGGTTCTTATGACCTTAGTGCCTACAGTATTCCCCAAGATAGTAATCAAAGGGTTTATCCGCAGTGTCCCCAACCAGGGACCAATACTAAAGATCCAATCCACAACAAATGACGCCCTGGTTAAGTTCCAGACCGTCTCAGGTAAGAATTGAGGCATGAGCCCCAACTTGTCCAACACCGACTCTTCGTAGCTCTGCCTGTACTGCACAGAAGCGTTCACGACGATTTGGTGCTCTACAGAGCATTTGGATCTACAGGAGAAATTCCTGAGGTCAACCTGCTGCCATGTCTCGTCAGAGACACTGAACGCAAGTTTAGACTTCTTCGATCGAATTTTGGTAGGATCGAAGATACCCTCCTTCTTGCTCTGGACAAATTCAATAACATCCTGAACTGACTTTACCAAAGGCCGAAGCCCGTAGCGAAGTTCTAGCCACGTGTTGGACATGGTTCTGGCAGAAGCCTTACCAGTCCTCCCCAATAGATAGCCGATCATGGGTCTATCCCTCTGTGCTAAAGCTAGCAAGAGGTCCCAATTACGCTGTCTATCGTCGAAGAGAAATTTTCTCAACTCCGACAATGGGGCACGCAACATCTTGATGGTTTCCCGGTACTCACCGAGTTGCTCACCAAGGTCCAGGTCAGCCGCACCAACTTTAGCATAAGCCTTTTGCAAGGTTAGCTGCTGGTACGACGTGAAATCCGGAGGCAGTATAGCGCCATTAGCTAGTTGTAACAACCTAGCAGACATCCAGGGTCCCGTTGACCACGCACACATGCAATACTGCACATTGTGATCGAGGTACGGTTCCGACCAGATCTCCTCACTTTGATCAGTGAGTACTGACATTTTACCACCCTTAATAGAATAAGGGTTTACTCTATAAACACCAGGTACAAATGTACCGGTATTCACAGAAGTCTTTCCTTCGGGAAAGCTCAAGGCAGCGGACATTGATCCACTGCTCGAACCTTTCCGAACAGTACAACCCGGGTATCTGTATTTGATGTAACCACAGTTCCCAGTGTATACTTGTTCCATTAAAGGTTCCTCCGTAAGATGTTATTGCGGTTACTGCGCGTCCTCACT